CCTCTGGAAAAGCGTTTTGAACCTTCATTGACAAAGTTTTGCCTACGGCCCATGTTGTCTTCGTAGCTAATTGTCTTCATATCGAAAGCCTGCTCCGCCTGAATGGCCCTGTCTTCGGACCACTTTTGGATGGCTTCCGCCTTACGTCGAGGTAGCTTTGCGAAGACCAGGTCTCCGTTGATAGCTGAACCTGCCAAAGCAGAAATCTTACTTTCAAGACCGGGGAAAACGTATCCATCGGGAACATCCTCAATGGGAACGAATGACCACCCTTCTCGCATACGCTGTGAGATGTTGTTGAAATCATCTTGGTCCCCTACCCGGAAGCGAATCCATCTATAGACGAATGCGTCTGCGTCGGGCATCGGGGGAATTTCTAGCGCATTGGGAGGATTATACTCTGTTTCCAGAGAATTTTCAAGTGCTTCGTCAACGGCGTTGTTAGGGGTCGCGAAGAGTTTGTTTTTCATTATAGAATCTCCGTATATTGACTGACGGTCTGGGCGGCACGTTCGGTCTTGACCTTCTCGCGGGCATACTGTTCGACGGTAATCCCTAGGTGATTGGCCATTTCCCGGTCAGCCTGCGTGATAATTACGCGGACTTTGCCGGAAGCAGGTGCCGGTGTGGACCTGTTCTGGATGGTAGGGTTGTTGGCTGGCTGACGGGCCGGGGCCTGGCTACCGAGCTTGTGGGGGAACTCCCGCTGGAGCCTCTTGTCAAGTTCTTCAAAATAGTCAGGGTCTTCAGGGGTATAGCCGTCGCGGACCATTTGTTGGTCAACAACGCGGGCACCGGCAGTCATAACAACGTCCTTGTTGAACCAGCTTTTGTTGCGGTTATACCACTCCATGGCAACGGGGCTGGGTTGACGCCTAGGCTGCTGAGGCTGTGTCTGCCGGGTCTGCGGCTGGGCTGCCGGTCCAGATTGCTGAACCGGCTTGGTAGGGATTGAGCGGCGCTCCCTTTCCACTTGCGACCGTTCAGATGTAATCTGGGACATCCGCTGCTGGACGTCGAAAATCTTTTCGCGGTCCCCAGAATCAAAGGCTTGATCGAAGTCGCGGCGAAGGGCTTGCATAGCCGTATCGAGCTGCTTGGCGTAGAGGTCGAAGCCAATGGCCGCTCCCTCGTTGGCATCAGCTTCGTAGCGACGAGCCCGGTTCTCGGCGTCGGCAAGACGGGCTTGCGTTTCGGTGAGTTGTCTGGCATAGATGTCGCGTTGGTTCTTAAGTCGCTGGCTTCGTGTCTGCCGCCTTGGACCACTGGAAGAGGAATCAGATGGACTCTCGTCGTCAGACTCGTCATCTTCAGAGCGCGTGGAAGCGGCTGCGGGTGCGGGCGCCTGAACAGCTTCTGGAGGAGACTCAGCAACAGACTCTTCCACAATCTCAATGTCGGATGCTTCTGAAGCGGCTGCGGCTTTGCTTGGGTTGTCGAGGTCGATTTCTTGATAGCCGGATTCGGACATGATTTATTCCTTGAAGTTAGAGTCGAGATATTCCGGGGTATCGACCACAAGCTCGATGCTGGAAGCTTTGATTAGAAGGAGCTTCACGCCCTTCCAAAAAATCTTCTGGCCTGTAAGTTTTGAGTACACGATATGGTCGCCGGGCTTGACCCAAGGACCTTTCCGGTATATGTCTTCGTCAATGAATGCGAGTTCGCCCAAAGCAAGGACGCGGCCCACAGTGTTGAGATACTCACGGTCTTCTCGGAATGAATCTGGAAGAAGGATACCGCCCGCAGTTTTGCGCCTAAGAGCGACAGTCGGGAGAGGACACCCCACTCCGGGAATCCGTGGCAGTGGCGTTGGGTCTGACACTTCGTCAGCCGAAATCCACTGGTCGTTTGAAATGGCCCCGTCTAGGGGCGCGTGGGTAGTAAGCATTAGTTCCTTTCCTCTGGGGGAGTAGATTGGAAGAGGTCTTTTAGGATGGTGACGGCAAGACCCAAGCCGCTTATAACGCCGCATGCGCGAGCGTATTCGTCATAGGAGGTCGCTGACCCCCTAGCTAAAGCGTCTTTCTTTTGATCGACATGCTTCTGGACTTCGGCAACGTAATCTGATAGTAGTTTCATGCGAGGGGCTTGTTAGCTCTTTCTGCAAGTCTTTGAGCTTGAATATCCGCTAATTTAGCTGAGTTGTCAAGTATTTTCCCAGTAGCTACAATTTGGGTTTGCTTCTGTTGGTTCTGGGCCTTGAGGAGCATGTCGGTTTCCTTTAAGTCCAGTTCGCGATTCTTCAGAGCAAGCTTGGCTGACTCGCGGGTATCTTGGGATTGGATACGTTCGCCAGCCATCTGAAGTTCAGCAGCTTGCAGTTGAAGCATTTGCTGCTCGACGTTAGCTTGCTGGGCTTGCGGATTGCTGGCCGCCGAGATTTGCACAAGCTGGGTTGCGATCTGGGCCTGGACGTTTTCGTCCTGAATGGGCATGCCCATCTGCTGGGCGAGTTGTATAGCTTGAGCAATAAACATCAGTACCTTGTGTTCAGCGATGTTGGCTGAAAGGACCTGCTGACCAAGCGCGATAGTTTGGTCGTTAGCGCCCTGCATCTGAGGTGCTTGGAGAAAGGCGGTCTTGACAGCAATGTGGGCTGTATGGTTCTGACCTAACTGTGCCTTGATGGCCTTACCGCTCATGGCCACTTGAATTTCAGTGAGGGGGTCGGCGCTGACGGCCTGGGCTTCAGGGTTCGTCATAAGCTTGTCAACGGACTCGACGCCTAGGGCAGCATAGTAACGGCGCAAGGCTTCGCGCATGTCGTGGAACTGCGGGAACTGTTGAGCTGTGTTGAGTTCAATCTGAGCTTTGGCTACGCGCTGCGACTCGGTGAGAGCGTTGGGGTCAGAGGCCGGGATGACGTCAACGAATTGGGGATTGAAGTCGGTGCGCTGAACGTATTGGTTTTCGGCACCCACCACGAAGTTGATGGTGTCAGGTAGGTTCTCGAAGTTCAGTTCCCCAATCAGCTTTAGGAACTCGCCCTGTGACTGATGGAGGCGCTTATGGATCGAGGAGTAGAAACGCTGCGAAGCTTCAAGCAAAGCTAGGGTAGTTGCCGCCGGGCCGTAGTTGGTGCTATTGGCAACGACCTCGTCAGCGGAGTCAGCAAACTTCTGACCAGACTCGACCATATACTTCATGAGGCTGAAGAGCGTTTGGCTAGGTTCCTTGGTGGGAAGCGGGAGGAACGCCTTCTGAAGTTCTTCAGGTGACAGGTTGACGTCGCGGAACTCACCGAAGCCGAGGGGAGTGTCGGATTCGGCGAACTTGGCGTCTTGGGATTTGAAGCCCGCCGTCCAGTTAGCATATTGACCGGAGTCGACTAGGGCGCGCAGCGCAGCAGAAGTAGAGGCGGCAAGGTCACCGATTAGGTGGACGTAACCGAGGGAATAGAAGCCGAAGGCCGGGATGAACTGGTCGATAGTGTACCAAAGGCGTTTCGTCATGGCCAGGTCTTCTTCGCGCCAGTTGCGGCGGACAGAGTAGACGTTGCCAGTCTTGACGTTGAAGTGAATGATGTAAGGAGCGGAGCCGCCTTCGGGCAGCAGAGGGTCGTCTCCTTCCAAATCGAGGTAACAGTGAGACTCGCCGACCGTAAAGCCCTTGCGCTCAAGGGACATGTCGAAGCCTTGGGCGCTGGCGATGGCTTCGGTAATTTCGTTGGTATCGAGGGTTTCTTCAGCGTCGTTATCGGTAAATTCGCGGAAGGTGTCGGAAGCGACCAGGTTGTCCATCTTGCGCGTGGACAGTTCCATGACCTCGATGTATTCTTCGGCATCCTTCAAGTGGGAGACGGAAGGGTCGATGTAAAAGTTTTCGGCGTAGACGATAGTCGGGTCAGGCGCTGCGGTCGAAGAATTCCAACCAGCTTTACGGATGCCAGTACCCATGAAGCCGACGCGAAACAGGTTACGTTCAAGGTCGCTATAGAAGCCGGGGATTTGCTCCGTAAGCTGGTAGTTCATGTAGGTGCGGACACGCAGGGCACTGTTCTCCCTGGTTACGTCAACGTAGCCACGGACCTTGGTGCGGACAGGGCCTTTCGCAGGCCAGAGTTCTTGAATGGCTTTGGCTTGGAACTTGACTACGTTCTCGATCAGAAGGGGATGGACAGCCGTACAGGCACCTTCGACGTCCGTGACGCCCTCGCCCGTGGTGTTCAGGCCAAGGTAGCGGATGCCCTGCTTGATCTTCTCTTCCCACTGCTGGCGGGAGTTCTTGTAGTTCTGGAGGGCATCTTGACGAGCGGAGCCGATGTCACGTAGGATGGCGTCATCCATGGATAGGGCCAAGTTGGCACCAAAAGACATG